TATTGTAATCACCCCATTTAGTTCCCCATTTACTATTGCACCAATCGTACCAGTTATCATGACCATATTTATTAATCAAATCTACATTGCCTTCTTTTGAAGGTGATGTAGTTCCTTCTAATTCTTTCGGCATTGGGATCAATGATTCAAATAGATTGTATTCATTTTCATCTTTATCATCACCATCATTTTTTACAAGGGCGATGAATTTTTCTACATCATCAATTGGACCAGTTATTCCTAACCTGTTACTGCAATGATTTGGCATTTTAAAACTCCATTTCTAGTTGATTCGGATTATATTTTGATATTTCATTTACTGAAAACTTTGGTCTTTCTAAACTAACTTCATCGCAGAAATCAAACCATTTCTGATAATTTTCTGCACTCCAATATTGCAAATTATAGATTGCCATCATGACATCATTATCTTTAAATCCTGATCTAACATCAATATCCATATTTATATTTAGCTCATGATAAACTTCAGAAGCCCAGTCTGGATTATTGACAATATCTACATAGCCAGGACTGATGTAATTCCAAAATTCAATACTGTCAATATTGTCATCATCAATCATTTTGTCGTATGTTTCTTCATCAGCAACTGGATAGTCATCTAATTTGTCTAACCATTCCATTGCTAAATAGAATGAAGATGCGATAACTTTTTTGTCTGTATCATCTTCATAAACACGACAAACTAATCTATCAACATTACCAACAGCCCAATGTGCATAGTTTTCAATTCTGAAATCTTCAGGAAAAATGCCCATCAATTCTTCAGTAATATATTTGAAGTTTGCTTTTTCTAATGCATCAGAGTCTCTATTCTGATCAATATTAGTAAAGCCCCAAGTATCAAACATATCTTTGCTACCCCAATAACCGAATTCTTCTGGTTTAGTTGTAGCTTGTCTAGCAAATTCTTCTATGTTTTCAACATATGACATACCATCTCCTATTCAGGTATATTAAAATGGGGCTACTGATTTCTCAGTAGCCCCAGATTGATTATTTATTATTGTTGTTCTTGGTTATAGCATTCAATTAATTCTGCAATTGCTTCAGCAAGATCGCCTCTTGCATCACCATAATCAAAAACTGCATTCTCTTTATCATCTTCAAAAGAAATTGCACTTCCAATTTTATTGTCAGTAGTTGCGTTTACGGTAAGCATAACCCTTCTTCTTTCTGGATGCTTAGAGGGTGCTATTTGTTCATCTTCATTATCACCATCTTTAATTGGTGCCGCCCAACCACAAGTTACAAATGTAAAGAAGTTATAACCTTTCATTTTCCAAATGGTATTGAATGGGTTAAGCATTTCATAAACATCTCCGTTCTCAGAGATTTTATCAAATGTGATTTGGTTATTCTCATCCATCTTAACACCATACATCAATGCTTTACCCATATTATAATCGGCAGGCATTTGTTTTTGAATTGTTTCTACTACTTCTTTGAATTCTGATTCTGTCAATGTTTTCACTTCAGTTTCCTTTGTTTGCTTTTTCGGATATTTTTTCTTTTGCTATTTCATCCCAATTTCTTGGAAGATTCCATTCTACTTTTAATGCCAAAGTTTCTTCTTCTTCAACTTCATCATTATAAGTAATAATAACTTCACCATAAGAACCAAAGTCATGCTGTTGCCAATGCTTTTTAAATTGCATTCCTTTATGATTTGCCACTTCTGGGTACATTCTATTTAACTGATCAATGTAGGTTTCCATCTCTTTACTACATTGTTCACGAAAATTATCATCACCAACTTGAGCACAATTTTCATCTCCAGGTGTTGGTCCTAAATATAAATAATCAATCATTTTCTTCTACCTCTCCGATTTCTTCTATTTTCCAATATTCATCAGGCATATCTTTTTGAGTCCAGCCTGTCTTTTCAGTCCAGTAATACTGAGGTTCAGCTATTTGCTTTACCCATCTCAATACTTTTACTTTTCCCATTCCCCATCCTTATTTTGCTTTTCCAATATAATTTTTCCAGCTGACATATATTTCATTTGTTCTTTGCCAAAATCATAACTCCATGCCCAATCACAACATAAATCATCTTCATACTTTGATGGATGCAGACCACTTAGGTTTTTAGTTTTATTTGGGAACAATGCAAATAATTTAACTGTGCAATCATGACAAGCATTTACTTTGATAATGTCTTTCTCTGACATACAATCAAAGAATTCGTCATAACCACCTACTAATTCAAAACTTACACCACCATCTAATTGATTAATCAAAGTGTTAGGAAACATAAAATCAGTATCTACTTCAGTTTCTTCAGCAGAAACCATATCATTTGATTCATCATCCCAAACTCTATTCCAGAATACTGGTTTTATTTTTTCACCACAACCATCACATTCACGCCAATCTTTTTTATTTAAAATTACTTTGCTCATATTTTATCCTTTACTAAGATAGTGATTATTAATAACATCATTGAAAGAAGAAGGATTAAGTCCATCGTTCTTATTAAATTTCTTGCCAGATTCTTTGATAGTGCATGGTTTCTTCATCATTCTTTACTAGCCATAAAGAAATAACTTCTTTTCCAAGTTTACTATCATCACTGCCAATATATGGGTATGTCAATTGAATTGCATATTTGTATTTAGATATGAATTTCAAAGTTGATTGATTTTGATCAACATACTTTGTAATGTTATAATCTGTTTCAAGATAATCTTTAACTTTGCCAATAAAAACATATTTGAAATACTTCTTATCAACTAGACGAGGAGTAAATCCATCATTATTTTTATCGTTCTCAATAAGCCAAAGACGCTCAAGATGAATAAAGATTTCACCCTCTTCTGAATTTTTAAATTCTTTTAAAATGTTCATCTGAATTTCAACTCCATTTCCCATATCTTCCAGCTTGGATTTTCATCAATATCTAATTCCCAATCATAAATTTCTTCACGCTCATAGTTTTCTAAATTTCTATTATCCATGATTATTCCTTTCAATCAATTTGTTCTAATAGATCGGCTCTTACATTTAGTGATTTTAACTCTGTTTTCTTAACCCAGAAATAATTACTTTTATGTAGTAATGCTGGGGTATATATTTTCCTAAATGCTCTCTCTGAAACATCTAGTCCAATTTTTTGACACTTATCAGCTAAGCAATATTCATAGCCTGCTTCAAATCTTTCTTCAATAAATTCTAGTTCACAATATATGCATTGAGCCATTTATCATTCTTTCTACTTGATCTTTTAATTCAAAAACTTGAGACTGAAGATTGATAATAGTTTTAGTATTTGATTCAACAATATCCATAAGAACACTTGTTCGTTGATCAAATTCTTTTGCTAATTCAATAGTATTTAAACTTTCAATAGCAACCTTACCATTTTCTTTAGTATCAATCATATTCCATTTATTCATTACATTTCCTCTTTCAATAGAATTTTACAAATCTTTATTGCTTTATCTAGATTACGATTACCCTCATTAAGAATTTCACCATTACGCATAATCCAACGATAATCTTTTCTTCTAGAAATAGGGATATTCATTGAAGTAGTTAATTTTTCCAACTCATTCAATAATTGATTTATTTGAATTTTGTCTAGTTTATCTTTCACTTCATCCTCGCTAATTTCTTAACATTTGAATTAATGCGCTTATCAGTTTCTACTTTTTTAATTTCTGCTTTTTTGACATAAGAATTCAATTGATCAATATTTAATTGACTTGCTTCTTCAATATAACCATCAATTAATACATCAATACCCATTGATAAAATATCAATTACTGCTTTTACTTTTTCAATCTTTGACAAACGAATAAACCTACGGTCATCACCAAGATTATAATCTACACCTTGTCTTGCTTTACGAATAGCAGTAATTTTAATCAATGCTTTTAGCATAACAATTTCTTCTTCTGTTTCATAAGTTTCACAAACTAAATCAAATGATGTATGAATTATTTCTTTGGCTTGTGGTTTTCTTCGGCTTAAGTTTGTCAAATCATTAAGGTTTACTTTAATAAAACCTTCACGCTCAACCTTAGGCAATGGAATATGATATGCGTCAATGGTATCAATAAGACCACTGATATCATTTAAATTAATCTTTGTCATGAGTTTCCCTTTTCGTTATAATAGTTGTTATAATATTCTTGTGTATATTGCTCTGTGTCAATTTTATTGTTATCTACTGACCAATTAAAATAATCTTGCTCTTTTCTAATATCAAGCAATGACACACCATTTACTTTTGTGTTATGGATATCTGTTCCAGCAAGCCTATCTTTATTTATTGTAATAACTTTTGAATTAGTTGGAAACAATACTTTATCAAATTCAAATATAATATCGTCTGGCTTATTTGGATTGTAATCAATATCAATAACCTTAAAAGGAATCAAACGCTCTCTCTTTAACAAAGAGATTGTATCAAAGTAAACTTCTTTACCAGCATCATAGATACCGATCCAATTAATTACATCTCCAACTTCTAAATTAGAAGCTGGGGTAAGATATTTATAATTACCATCTTTTGTAATTTCAGAGTGGGTTTTCATTATTTATACCTTTCGTTATTTAATAAGATTAGCGGGATTGATATAACTTGAACCAACGACTGCCTTAGCGTTATGCTTACGCTTTGGACCAAATACTCGTTTGGAATAATCTGAACCATCAGGATAAACTACTTGTACGCCATTTTTTTTGCAATCAATTAGAAATAACAATTGTAATAATTGATCAACATCAATTTCGTTATCTTTGTCGGTAACGGCAAACATACGGGTATCGTGATTATTAAACTCATACTTAAACTTAACAATAGTCCCATAATTTAGATGACCATTTTCTATTTCTAAACCTAATAAACGAGTACGAATATGATTATCGTCAAGATTATCATCAGATTGTAAATTAAGATTTGACATAATTATCTCCTTTAGTATTTAGTTATTTATTTAGTTAATCAATTAATTATTTATTTCGGGACAGAAAAAAACCATAACATGAGTTTATCAGTTAATTTTATTGAAACTACAGTAAGTGAAAAAGAATTTAAAAATTCTTTTTTTGGTGAGGAGAAACGACAATTGAATGTGCGTTAAAATGTGATCGCTTTGATAAATAGATTATGAAAGCGTTAGCTGAACAGATCAAAGCTCGCTTATGATATCTAATCCACGATCATGAGATTAGATTTAATGTGAAAACTACTTTTAAAATCGTTAATAGATTGCTAAAGTCAATGGTTTGAAATACCATTAAAATTATTAACACCACCCTAATTTTATCATTATACTACGAAATTGAGTATATATTTTTCCTGGGTCTGATGTTTTACTACTGATTTACATTTTCCAGTAGATTTTACTTTTTATCTGAGTATGTAGCATTTCTTTCTAAGAAACTCATCATAGTTCCTTCATATCTCATACGACCTAGGTGAGTCATTTTAATTGCAGGATCAACCCAAACTTTTCCTTGAATATCCTGCCAATATCTACAGAAACCATAGTCTTCAGATAAGAATCTATTAAGGTGTGGATCAATGTATGAATTAAAGAATGCGTATGTCCAGTCTCTTTCTTCATCATTTAGTGAACCAGTATCATCGTTATACTTTAGATGTGGATATGCTTCAATAAGTTTTGTAAATACTTCTCTCTTAATAAGCATAAATCCAGTTCCAGCGTCAAAAATTTCAATAGCGCCATTGCTAACACTAAGGGAGTTATTCTCTTTATCCTTAACTGCGTTAACAACATATCTCAAACTATTGCTCATTAGTTCATCTGTTGGTATTCCAGCTTTTACATTTTGCTCTACAAGTTCCCAATTAATAGACTTAATTGGATAAGCACCAGTCATGATTTCTTTATCATGCCATAACATCTTAATAACATCTTCAGGTTCCCAGGCAATATCAGCATCAATAAACATCATATGAGTTAAATTTTCTTGTGCCATAAATTTAGCCGACATGCTATTTCTAGCTCTATTAATTAAAGAGTCAGTAATTGTCGCTACAGCAAACCTAATGTTATGATCTCTAAAATACATTAGAGTCTTAATAAGGCTCATCATTGTTGGTTCGCTAATTTGTTGATCATAGCAAGGAATAGCAAAAAGAACATTCCAGCTCTTCAATTGTTCATTATCAATTTCTATTGTTTGTGTTTCAAAAAGTCCCATGCCAATAGTATACATAAAAAAATGGGCTGAGATTGCTCCCAGCCCATTTTTATTTATTTTTTTGTAATTTATAATTACTTAGTTTTTACAGCGCTCTTGACATTCTTAATGTCTTTAGCTTTTACAACTCCCTTTACGGGGGCAATTGTAGTCTCTAATTCTGACACCTTAGGGACACGGAAAAACAATGTCTGCTTTGTCTTATCAAAATGAATTTGAACATTAAAATTCAACTTCTTAGCTTGGGCACGAATTCTCTGCTGCATTGAATTGTACTTCTTGCCTGGCTGAATACCTTCAATTGAGTAAGGCTTGCCGTTCTCATTTGAAAGAATTAGTGTGTCAATAATTGTCTGCAACTCTGCCGATGTACGACCAGTTCTAGAAATTACTGGGAAATTCATTGCTTCTTTGATTTGCATTTTATTCTCCTAATTATGTGGATTTGTACTGCCAATTGGCATGTCATAGACATTATCACCAACAAAACGCAAAGATGCAGTTTTCTGCATTTTTTTAATTAAAAATCTTTTTCGTTAATTTTCTGGGCAGCATTTAACTGAGCTATTAAGATAGCATTCTGAGTAGTTAACTCTGCAATTTTATCTGATAAAATCTTAATAACAAGCTGGACATCAACTTGAGTTTCATTTTTCATATACTCTCCAACCATTTCTCTCCGTCTTGAATTTCAGTTTTGGTTTGCGTATAACCTGGGACAAACCCTCCCAAATCGTTATTATACACTCTCACCGTACCAAATTCCTCCACATCATCATATTTTTCACTATCTGCATCAAACCCAATTATTTCTATTTCAACATCTTGTTCCATTGCCATGTTCTCAATTGCGTTAAATACAGAACCAGCCAATGCGTCAGCTAAATCTTTTGAGCCAGCGTTAGGGTGATCAATCTTATTATTAGAGAACAGTCTTAACTTTAAAAGCTCTTCCTCTACTAAGATTTGATTCCAATAGCCCCTAAGTCTTGTATCATAAATTGAGGTCATCAATGTATCATAATCAGTTTTCTTAACTGAGTGAAAGTCTGCGTTAATACCTTGTGCTCTTAAACTTTGAATCATTTCAATTGATTGCCAACGGTCAAATGTTACTTTTGCTACATCAAACCTCTTGCATAAATCAACTATCAATTGCCTTACTGATGCAAAATTAATCTCTTCTCCTGGTGCTGCTTTCCATGAGTGAATTAAATCAATATTAATGATTGGTAAGTATTCAACTCCCATTGATGTTGTAATTTCTTTAAACCCAGCACAATGAGACATACATAGAGCTGTTCTATCTCTTTTAAATCCAAGGTCAATATGAATATACCTTCTGTGCCCATCTGTATTATTAAACCACTTATGAAATCTTCCTTCTTCATCTAATGGATCATCAGCATACAAAAAAGCTTTTCTAACTTTTTCTTCATCTCTAAAATATGCGTCTTCCATTGTTGGAGGTTCACATTCAAATCTTGATGCTGCTTCAATTGGATTTCTAATATACTCTGATTCCAATTGTTCTCTTTTAATTGTAGGATTAACTTCCCAAGTAGCAGCTTTAATTGACCAAGTTTTTGGCTCTTTCTTCTCTCTAGAATTAAAATATCTTTGTTGAATAAAGTCACCTTTATAGCGAGGGAAAGACAATAGAATTACTTTACCTATTTCTGGGAATCTGGACATGACAGATAATTTACTCATGTTATAAATTGCAGATGCCGATCCTTTTGATCTAATCTCACCTTTTAATTCACTATCTGTTTTAAAGGCTGAGATTTCATCCAAGATTACTGTTAATACTTCATAACCTTCCCAACCTTCTGATTCAGAGTGACCAGAGAATAATCTTACTGGGCGAGAAAAGAAAAATATTTCTGATACTCTAGGTTCAAATCCAACATTATTAAAGAAAGGAGAAGATAGCAAAAGGTTCTTTAATGGTTCAAAGAACACTCTCTGAGCCTGCTGAGCGTTAACAGCCAGGTTTAACAAGTCAATATAAACACCGTGAGCTTTACCGTAATAACCCAAAGGGTCTCTTAAGCAATGCAATAAGTAAACTGTATAAGCCATAGATATTCTTGCACAATGGTCTTTTCCTGATCCTTTGCCTAACATGCAAATTACTTCATTGTCTGTATACTTGTTGTAATACTCTAGACCTTCTTTTTCTCCATAAAGTTTTTGCAAAGTCGGTAATTTCAAAATCTGTGTGCTATGCTTTACGATCTCAAGCTGAATTTCAGATAGGGGTGGTAATCCTAAATAATGTTTATCTTGAACAAAAGTTTCAATAGAGACAGGTTCTTCCATAAGTTCATCCTGACGGAGTAACCTATCAAAATCATTAAACTCAAGATTAATGCCGAGGAAATCAGACATATATCAATTCCTCTTTTTTACATAGGGCGATTTGAAAAGATCTCAAAATATGAGCTTTTTCCCATATGCGATTTCTAAAAGATCTCAAAATATGAGCATTTTTGCATAGGGCGATCCAAAAAGATCTCAAAATATGAACTTTTTTACATATGCGATTTTGAAAAGATCTCAAATTATGATTAATTTTCATCATCATCATGTTCAATTGCATCCTCAACAATTTTTGTTACTTTACCACTCATAATTTCAAATGCAATTTCAAGTTCCTTACGGACTTCATTTGCAATATCTGGGTACTTTGAAATAACATCACGCAAAATCTTTGACAAGATCTGATTAACATTCTCTGCCTTTTGCATTCTGGCAATGTATTCACCGTCAGTTTGGTTCCCGCCCATAAGCTTGTGCAGCTGAGCTTTCTTTGTTGCCAAATCTCCAGCCAATTTAATAGCCTGGATTCTGGCTGCAACCATCCCATTGTCTGTTGCAATAGTAATAGTCTCCCAGGCTTCTTTGCTTAATTCATCAAACTCAGTAAGAGCTTTGATTGTATTAAACTGAACTTTTTCAAGGAAAAATGGGTCTTCTTCAATTGTTTGATTTAAAATCAATTTATATTCTTCAATATATTCTTTTATTTCATTTACAGGAATAGACATGAGAGTTGATATCTCTCTCATTGAATAACCCTTTACATGCAAAAGACCGACTTGTTCAACATCTTTAATTTTCTCAATCAAGCTTTTCGTTTTAACTAATTCAATATCTGACATAATCTATCTATATACCTCTCCGACACTTTTTCCCATGTCATGTTTTCATTTATATATAATGCCGACATGTATGTGCGGTTGGAAATTTCTTCGTAATTGTTTACTGTATACAACATTTTATCACATAAATCGTCAAAATCTGGCTTTGCCCAGTGCCCTGTGTCTTGATATATGCCAGACATTTTATAATCCGACATTGAGTAATCAAGCGGAATAGAGAGATGAGCAAACTCAGTACAAGCAGAAAAGTTTGTGCATATTGTTGGTATGCCCTTCGCTATGCCCTGGAATGGGAGCAGCCCCCACCCTTCTCCACTTGTAGGGTATAATACGCAATCTACTTTATCGTAAATACGACCAAGTTCTTCTGCGCTGACTTCCCAATCAATTATATTAATCTGCGGATGATCAAGCTTGTCCTTCATCCCGTTGATAATTGATCTCGCATCAGCTGGTCCTTTGGATTTATAAATCATTTGGTACTGGTCATTCCCACCAAACAGTTTAATGAATGCGTCAACAGCCACCTGGGAGTTTTTCCTCGTAGATGGGGAGCCGATACTTAAGAAAGTAAATGGTCCTTTCCTGATTCTCTTACGAGGAAAATATATCTCAGGGTCAACGCCTAATTGAAAATTATAAACTGGTTTTGTAACTCCACTGTTTATAAAAACAGACCGCATGAAATCAGATGCAGTCCAGATTTCATCCATTCTGTTTAAATCATCTATCCACCCACCTGGAAGCTGGTTAGTCTCCCAGTACGAGAACCCAATCTTATAATCGCCATACTTGCCATAAGATTCTGGCAGGCAGTGATTGATCACCACACCTTCATGAATATCGTTTGTTCTTGCATACCCAATCTGAAGCCCGCTAATTTCTTGCGGACTTTCATTTTCAATCTTACGAAAATCTAACCCGCTCTTACTAATGTGCTTTGTTAGATGATATGAAGCATCGCCATAACCTTCGCCAATTCTTGACGAACCATTATCTGTCCAAGTGATCATTCTTCTACTTGAAACGCAATCTTTTTCCCAGCAGCATCTGCAGCCTCTCT